CTATTAGGAGGAATTGTGGGAGCAGGACGCGCCGCAGTTAATTACTTCAAAGACTAAACAATAAATTATTAACAATTAAATTAAATTAAATTATGGCAAAAGCTAAAAAGATTACAAAGAAAGAATTAACTGAAATTAATGAGCAACAACACTCAATGAGCCAATTACTTATTGCGATTGGCGCTTTAGAAGCGCAAAAAAGTTCGGCTATATTACAGTTAAGACAATTAGAACAGGCCTTAGAGGCTAGTAAACTTAAAATTGAAGAGACTTATGGTCCGGTCAATATAGATCTCAAAACAGGTGAATATACTGTTATTGAGAAAAAGCCCGAACTGGAGACTGTGTAATAATGAATATTATAAGGAAAATAAGTATCGGGGCTGACTATAAGAACGAAGCAATGCATTATTCTGTAAATCAGAAAGTTTACGGCGGCCACGAAATTTCTCATATAATCTTTGAAGAAACCGATAAGTCTTATAATATATTCATAACAAAAAACAACGAGAGTATGCCATGGAAGAAGTTTAATTCTAACATGGCTATCTCCGTTGAGTATGACTTAGAGTACTAATGAGAAGCATATACGATTTTATCGTAGAGCCTTTCGGCGAAAGATATGATAACACAGTAAAGGTTGGCGAAGTGGACCTTATAACAAACACTTCTATAGAAAGTTGGAAACACGTAAACAAGTATGCAAGAGTCCTAGAGACTCCAGTTGGCATTCACACACCTATAAAAAAAGGTGATACTATAGTCGTGCATCAGAACGTGTTTCGCACTTTTTATGATATGAAGGGAAAAAAGAAGAACTCACGTTCATTCTTGGAAGATAATAAGTTTTTATGTGCGGTAGATCAAATATATTTATACAAAACGCACGGACCTTGGAAAGCATTAGGCGATAGATGTTTTGTAGCTCCAATTGTCAATACAGACGATTTTAGCTTAGATAAAACAGAAGCCCTTGTTGGAATACTCAAAATAGATAATAGCTCCTTAAACGAGCTTAAAATGGGTACAGGTGATATAGTAGGATTTACACCAAACAGCGAATGGGAATTTGTTGTTGATAATCAGCTAATGTATTGCATGAGGACAAAAGATATTGTAATTAAATATGAACACAAACAAAACCAAAAAGAGTATAATAGAAGCTGGGCGAGCGGCCGTTGAAGAACTAATTAAGGTAGCAAAAGAAAAGATCGTAGACTCTGGAGAAGACATTACTGCAGACAGACTTAAGAATGCTGCCGCTACAAAAAAGCTAGCAATCTTTGATGCATTTGAAATTCTGTCAAGAATTGATGAAGAAGAGAACTTATTAGAACTAGAAGCTAAAGGACCAAGCAAAAAGCAATTTAAAGGTTTTGCAGAAGGGAGATCTAAGTAATGGCATACGAACAAACACTATATAGAGTAGTCAAAGATCATATCAAGCCTGCTATTATAAAGAAAAAAAACCGCTATGCTAAATGGAGTTATGGTTACAACGCAGATTATGATGTTGTTGTAATTAGCAAAACAGGCAAAATTGGGGAAATATACGAAATTGGGGATGTAATGATTGCGTTACCTAAAGTAGATAATCCCGTAGCTTTAAGCGACAACAAGTGGCAAGCTATTGAATATCCTAAAGAATTAAAAAAAATTAAGAGTGTACAGGAATGGAACTCTTATCCTAATACTTTTAAAGAGCAATGGCATCCATATATAGATGAAGAGTTTAACAGACGTGAAGAGGGGTTTTGGTTTATCAATAAAGGTAGGCCTACTTACATTACTGGTACTCATTACATGTACCTGCAGTGGAGTAAGATCGATGTTGGTCTTCCCAACTTTAGAGAATCAAACCGATTATTCTATATATTTTGGGAGGCTTGCAAGGCAGATAAAAGATCGTACGGTATATGTTACCTTAAAAATAGACGTTCTGGATTTTCATTCATGTCGTCGGGAGAAACAGTTAATTCGGCTACGATATCTTCAGACTCTAGATTCGGTATATTATCTAAATCAGGGGCTGATGCCAAAAAAATGTTTACAGATAAAGTTGTTCCCATATCGGTAAATTATCCGTTTTTCTTTAAGCCAATACAAGATGGTATGGATCGTCCAAAAACGGAGCTAGCATATCGAGTACCTGCTTCTAAATTTACTAGGCGAAAATTAGAAGATAATCAAATGGTTCAAGAACTAGATGGATTAGATACAACTATTGACTGGAAAAACACGGGTGATAATAGTTACGATGGTGAAAAATTAAAATTACTAGTACACGATGAATCCGGTAAGTGGGAAAAACCGTCTAACATACTTAATAACTGGAGAGTTACTAAGACATGCCTGCGGCTAGGTAGTAGAATTGTAGGTAAGTGTATGATGGGATCAACTTCAAACGCTTTAGATAAAGGTGGAGCAAACTTTAAAAAGATATACGAGGGGTCGGATGCGTCAAAAAGAAATAAAAATGGTCAGACTAAAACAGGTCTATACAAATTGTTTATTCCTATGGAATGGAATTACGAGGGTTTTATTGATCAGTATGGCTATCCTGTGTTTGATACTCCAACGAAAGAAACGTTAGATCCTCAAGGTAATTTAATTACAGAAGGTGTTATACAACACTGGGAAAATGAGGTTGAAGGATTAAAAGACGACGCGGACGCTTTAAACGAATATTACAGACAATTTCCCCGTACAGAACAACACGCTTTTAGAGATGAAGCTAAACAATCTATTTTTAATTTAACAAAAATATATCAGCAAATTGATTTTAACGAAGAGTTAAACAATAAGCAAATGGTGACCACTGGAAGTTTTCAATGGGAAGGCGGGATCAAAGACACAAAAGTTATATTCTATCCAAATAAAAACGGTAGATTTAAAATATCTTGGATACCAGAACAATCACTTCAAAATAACATAATATTAAAACGTGGCAATAAATATCCTGGAAATGAACATATAGGTGCTTTTGGCTGTGATAGTTACGACATTAGCGGTACTGTAGGTGGGGGAGGAAGTAACGGAGCATTAGCTGGATTGACTAAATTTTCAATGAGTGATGCGCCACCGAACCATTTCTTTCTTGAATATATCGCAAGACCTTCAACGGCAGAGATGTTTTTTGAAGATGTATTAATGGCTATTGTATTTTACGGTATGCCAATATTATGTGAAAATAACAAACCTAGATTGCTTTATTATTTAAAGCGTCGTGGCTATAGGGGCTATTCTATGAATAGACCTGACAAAAATATAAATAAGTTATCTGTATCTGAAAGAGAAGTTGGAGGCATACCTAATTCAAGTGAAGACGTAAAGCAAGCGCACGCAGCTGCAATTGAAACTTATATAGAAGATTTTGTAGGCGAGAAAGAAGACGGATATGGGGACATGTATTTTCAGCGTACACTAGAAGACTGGGCTAAGTTTGATATAAATAATAGAACAAAGTTTGATGCATCTATTAGTACAGGCTTAGCGCTTATGGCTTGCAATAAACATAGGTATAGGCCAACAAACGAAACAAAAAGAAAGTCTTTTGACTTAGGATTTAAAAAATACAATAACAAGGGGAATTTTTCCAAAATAATTAAGTAGATGAAAATAAGCACAAGCTATAATAGTTCGTTTCCGGATCAGGTGGTACCAGATGAAGAAAAAGCAACTGTTGAATATGGTTTAAAAGTTTCTAGAGCTATTGAGCAAGAATGGTTTTCATTCGGAGGTAGCACTTCAAATAGATTTAATTTAAACTACAAAACTTTTAACACGCTAAGATTATATGCCCGGGGCGAGCAGCCTATGGATAAGTATAAAAATGAATTAGCGGTTAATGGTGATTTGTCTTATATGAATATAGACTGGACTCCAGTTCCAGTATTAACTAAATTCTCTAATATTGTTTGCAACGGTATATCACAAAAAGAATTTGACCTTAATGCTTACGCTCAGGATCCCGAATCTATAGCTAAAAGAACAAGACAACAGGAAGCTATATTATACGACATGACAATGCAGCAAGATATTGCTGTAGCGGCTCAAGTGTTTGGCAAAGATATATCTAAGTCAGGTATGGACGATCAGCAATTGCCTGATACTCCCGAAGAGCTAGAGTTATTTATGCAGTTAAAACCTAAAATGGCTATTGAAATAGCTGAAGAGGAGGCTATAAATACTGTTTTGGATCAAAACAAATTTGAAAATATAAAAGAAAGAGTTGATCAAGATCTTGTTAATATAGGTATTGGTATAACTAAAACATCATTTAATAAATCAGAAGGTTTAGTAGTTGACTATGTAGATCCCGCAAAATGCGTTTGGTCATACACAGAAGACCCTTACTTTAGTGACTTATATTATTTTGGCGAAGTAAAACAAATAACACTATCGGAACTTAAAAAAGAGTTTCCTAATATAAGCGATAGCGATTTAGAAAAAATACAATCGAGCCCAATTAACGGATCTAACGTTACAGGGTTTATGAATAATGATAGAGATACGGTTCAAGTATTATATTTTGAATATAAAACTTTTATGAATCAAGTATTTAAAATTAAAAGAACAGATACAGGTTTAGAAAAAGCTATTGAAAAAACGGATGAATTTAATCCTCCACCAAACGATAACTTTGAAAGAGTATCAAGAACGATAGAGGTATTATACCAGGGGGCTAAAATAATGAACACCGATATAATGCTTAGATGGGAGTTAGCTGAAAACATGACTCGCCCTATGGCAGATACAACCAAAGTTGTAATGAGTTACGCAGCAGCAGCACCTAGAATGTATAAAGGTAAAATACAATCACTTATAAGTAAGTGTATAGGCTTTGCCGATATCATCAACTTAACAAACTTAAAGTTACAACAAGTATTATCTAAGATGGTACCGGATGGCGTGTACTTAGACGTAGATGGTTTAGCAGAAGTTGATTTAGGTAACGGCACAACATACAATCCAGCAGAAGCACTTAATATGTACTTCCAAACAGGTTCGGTTGTAGGTAGATCACTTACACAAGAAGGTGACATGAATAGAGGTAAAATACCTATTCAGGAATTACAGACTGGGAGCGGATCAAGTAAAATACAATCTTTAATTGCAGCATACAATTATAACTTGCAAATGATTAGAGATGTAACAGGGCTCAACGAAGCTCGTGATGGTAGTCAGCCAGATGCTAATGCTTTAGTAGGATTACAAAAGATAGCGGCCAGCGCATCTAATACTGCTACAAACCATATATTAAAAGCGTCTTTATTTTTAACGTTAAGAACTGCAGAGATAATTTCTTTAAAGTTAACGGATGTAATAGCTAACCCATTAACTGAAAATTCTCTTAAGAATTCGATATCAGCATTAAACGTTAATACGTTGAGAGAGTTAGCGAATTCAAATTTATATGATTTTGGTATAATGTTAGAATTAGAACCTGACGATGAAGAAAAGGCAGAGCTAACAAATAATATTAACACCTCGCTGCAGCAAGGCGGTATAGATATTGAAGATGCTATTGATATTAGAAATATCAAGAATATACAGTTAGCTAATCAAATGCTAAAATTAAAGCGTCAGAAAAAACAACAAGCTGCACAACAGGCTCAAGCACAACAAGCGCAAGCACAAGCACAAGCAAATGCCCAAGCGCAGGAACAGATTGCAATGCAAGAAGTTCAAAAGCAACAAGCGTTAACAGCTGAGAAAATAGCAATAGAAAAAGCTAAAGCTGATTTCGAAATACAAAGAATGCAAATGGAGGCTCAGATGAAAGAAATGCTTATGGCAAAAGAATTTGAGTACAACATGCAATTAGCACAAGGTAAAGGAGCCGCTGAAGATCAAAAGCAAGCTCAGGCCGAAGACAGAAAAGATCAGAGGACAAAAATACAAGCTACTCAACAAAGCAAAATGATTAAACAAAGAGAAACAGGTGGTGAACCTCAAAACTTTGAATCACAAGGCAATGACAATATGAGTGGGTTTGGTTTAAGCTCATTTGATGTTGACTAGAATTATTTAAACAATTATATATTATTTTATGGAAAAAACAGAAGGAACTTTTAAGATCCAAAGTAAAAAAAAGCCAGAGGTCATACAGACAGACGACCAAAAGCGAGCGGCTATTAAAGAGCCGTTGATTGACACTAGTACAGATATACCTAAGGTCACGCTAAAGAAAAAAAGCACAGAACCGGATATAGCCAAAGTGGTTATACCATCAGAACCTGCAGAGGTTGTTGAGGAAGGTGCAGAGGAAACTCCTACATTGAAAGAAATTGTCAAAGAAGAAGTTGTTGCAGAACAGCCATTAATTGAGGCTGCTCCCGTACAACCAGTTTTACCGGAAAACATTGAGAAGTTAGTTAGCTTCATGAATGATACAGGGGGTGATATACAGGATTACGTAAGATTAAATACTAATTACGACGATGTTGATAAAAGCGTCCTCGTAAAAGAATACTATAAAAGCACTAAGCCTCATCTTAGTTCCGAAGAGATCGATTTTGTTATCAATGATAACTTTGCGTTCGATGAAGACATAGACGAGGATAAAAGCATACGCAAGAAAAAGATTGCGTATAAAGAAGAAGTTGCAAAAGCTAAAAAGTTTTTACAAGAGACTAAGAACAAATACTATGATGACATCAAGTTGAAGTCTAACGGTAGTTCTAATCAAACCGAAGCAGAAAGTTTTTTCAATAGATTCAAGGAGAATGAGGCGCAAGCCACTAAGAACCAAGAAATATTTAGAGCAAACACAAACAAATTATTTTCACAGGAATTCGAAGGTTTCGATTTTAATGTAGGAGATAAGACGTTTAGAATGAGTGTTCCAAATGTGGAGAAGGTGTCCGAAAGACAGCAGGATATAAGCAATTTTATCAATAAGTTTACTGGTGATAGCGGAGTTCTGGAAGATACAGCAGGTTATCACAAAGCTTTATATGCAGCAAGCAACCCTGACAAAATGGCAAACCATTTTTATGAGCAAGGTAAAGCTGATGCAATTAGAGAGATAACTAATAAGTCAAATAACGTATCGACTGAAGCCCGTCAGGCTGCTCCGAAGGGAGATGTCAAGCTGGGTAAATGGACAATAAAAGGTGTAAGCGATGGAAATTCTTCAAAATTAAAAATTAAGAAATTTTAAAATAATTAAAAAATGGCAATAACACCAGAATTTGGGAGTTTAATCCCAACACAAACTACGCAAGCACTTGCGACAAACTATTTACAATGGAACGATAACGGCGGAGCCGCTGGAATTCCTGATAATTTTGCTGACTTTGCTCAGCAGTACTTACCAGAAGTATACGAAGCTGAAGTAGAACGTTATGGAAACAGAACGTTAAACGGATTCTTACGTATGGTAGGAGCAGAAATGCCAATGTCTTCCGATCAAGTTATTTGGTCTGAACAAAACAGATTGCATATTTCTTATGACGGAGTAGAACAAACATCTACTGGTACTACTTCAGTTATTGAGGTTAACCCAGCAGCTACTGCGGGGGTACAAAATGTAATTTCGGTAAACGATACAGTAGTAGTTTTAGATCCGGCAGGATTAGAGGCTAAAGGTATCGTAACTGCATCTACACTTGGAGCTGCAGGTACAATTACTGTTCAGCCTTTTGCTGGTACTTCTTTGACAACTCAAGGATTTGCTGCTACTGGATTGAAAGTATTTGTTTACGGATCTGATTACTCTAAAGGAACTAGCTTAGAAGCTGGTGGACCTGGAAACTCAGCTGCACGTAATTCTATTAACCCAGTAATGACTCAGTACGTTAACTCACCAATCATTATTAGAGATCAGTTCGTTGTATCTGGTTCTGATACTGCACAAATCGGATGGGTAAATGTTGCAACTGAAGATGGGACTGATGGATACTTATGGTATTTGAAAGCTGCATCTGAAACTAAATTACGTTTCGACGATTATTTAGAAATGGCAATGGTAGAAGGAGAACTTAATCAAGTAGCTGCTACACAATTAACTCAGCCAGGAACTCAAGGTTTATTTGCAGCTATTGCTGACAGAGGGAACATTGAAACTGGATTTACTGCAGCGAATGGTTTGGCTGAATTTGATAACATTCTTAAGAACCTTGATAGTCAGGGAGCAATTGAAGAAAACATGTTATTTAACAACAGACAAACTTCTCTTGACTTTGACGACATGCTAGCAGGTTTATCTGCTGGAGCAAACGGAGGTGTTGCTTATGGTTTATTTGAAAACTCTTCAGATATGGCATTAAACTTAGGATTCACTGGTTTCCGTAGAGGTTCTTACGATTTCTATAAGACTGATTGGAAATACTTAAATGACGCATCCACTCGTGGAGCTATTGACGGAGTATCTTCTATTGAAGGCGTTATGGTGCCAGCTGGAACTTCAACTGTTTACGATCAAGTTTTAGGAACTAACATTCGTCGTCCATTTTTGCACGTACGATACAGAGCTTCTCAAACTGATGACCGAAGAATGAAGCAATGGGTAACTGGATCAGTAGGTGGAGGAACAGGCTCTACTCTTGATGCAATGGAAATTAACTTCTTATCAGAGAGATGTTTAATTACTCAAGGAGCTAATAACTTCGTATTATTCAAAGGAATCTAAGGATTTCAATAATAAAGGCGAGGGTCTTCGGATCCTCCCTTTTATTTTAACTATTTAATTATATTATATTATGGCAAATAAAAAACCAGCGGCTAAAAAGAAAGCAGCTAAAGCGGAACCTATTGCAGAAATAGCTCCAACACAAGTAGAAACAGTAGAAGCAGTTAAGCCTGCACCTGCTAAACCAGTTGAACCTGCAAAACCAGAGTGGGAAATTAAAGACAGGGTATATTTTTTAAAAAATGATGCTGAACCATTAACTCACACAATACCAGGTAAACACACACCAAAACATTCTTTATTGTATTTTGATAAAGAAACAGGTGTACAAAAAGAAATTAGATATGCAACCAACCATGCATCTCCCTTTAAGCAAGATCAAAAAGGCGAGGCAACCATGGGACATATTGTATTTAGAGAAGGCGTGCTAACAGTGCCCAAAGAAAAGCAAAACTTACAGAAGTTATTGTCTTTATATCACCCGCTAAAAGATCGTATATACGAAGAATATGATTCGGTCGAAGAGGCGGAAGACGATATAGATGTACTTGACATGCAGGTTGATGCAGCCATTATTGCAAGAGAAATGGATGTTGACGAAGCTGAAGCGATTCTAAGGGTTGAGGTTGGAAGTAAGGTTAACAGCTTATCCTCTAAAGAAATTAAAAGAGATCTTAGATTGTTTGCACGTCGTAATCCTCAATTGTTTTTAGAACTAGCTCAGGATGATAACGTACATTTACGTAATGTAGCAATAAAAGCTACTGAAGCAAATATACTAAGCTTATCTCAAGATCAGAGAACATTTTCATGGGCATCAACAGGCAGAAAGCTTATGAATGTTCCTTTTGACGAAAACCCATATTCAGCAATGGCTGCTTACTTCAAAACAGATGAAGGTATGGAAGTTTTCAGATCCATAGAAAAGAAGTTTTAATTAGTAGTTTTTTATAAAACTATGTAATTATAATAAGTAGACTATATTAACCGGATTCGTAACTGAGTCCGGTTAATAATATATAAAACAAAATATAATGGCAATAAATGTAAATACAGTTTATAGAACAGTTTTACTTATATTAAATAAAGAACAACGGGGGATGTTAACTCCTGATGAATTTAATAAGGTAGCTACACAAGTTCAATTAGAAATATTTGAGGGTTACTTCAATACACTAGATCTTCAAGTTCGTAAGCCTGACAATATTACTGAATACGGTGATAAAATAAAAAACACTAATCAGGATATATCTATATTCAAAGAATACGGTGATTGCACATTTAACCCAGCAGAGGGCAAGTTTATTTTACCTGTAGAAAACAGCGGCTCTGTTTACTCACAATCTTTTTTGGGTACGGGTACACAATCTTCGTTTATATTTACATCAATTACAGCAGCTCAATTAAGTTCAAGTGTCATCTATGTTTATGTTAACGGGGAACTTTTATCTTCAAATTCCTACAATATAGGAGGTGGCGCTATTTCATTTAACACCATCCCATCTTTAAACCAAACTATATTAGTTACGGCAAAACCTAATAGCTTCTATACATTAGGGTCTGTATTTTACAAAAACGAAAAAGAATTACAGCTTGTTCAAAGGAATGAACTACCTTATTTAAAAGGCAATCCACTTATAGCACCTACTGTTAACTATCCAGTGTTTTTATATGAAAATGAAAAAATACAAGTATTGCCAGAGACTATTACTTCTGACATAGCTGTTAGTTATTTAAGAAAGCCTATGGACGTAAGATGGAACTTCACTGTGCCTTCAGGTCAAGCATACTATAGTTATAGTGCTGGTGGATCTATTGATTTTGAATTGTCTAAAAAAGAACAATCTAATATAGTGACTAGAATACTTCTTTATGCAGGAGTAGTAATTAAAGACCCTACTATAATACAAGTAGCTCAGCAGCAGGTACAAGCAGAGACAATTAAAGAAACCTTATAAGATATGGCAATACCTAACGGCGGCTTAATAACCGAAACTAACGAACAATATTACGCGGGATCGCAGAGATTTTTATGTGAGGATGCTAATGGAACTAGCGTTTTTGTAGCAACTTTTAATACAGATTTAATTTTTGGATCTTATGATCCGACAAGTACAGATTATGCATTAAATAATTTTGTTGTTTACACTAGCCCAACTAGTCTGCCAG